GAAGACTTAAGATTATATGTTTCTCAAAACGTTGCAAAAGCATACGTAAGAGCGTTAGGAGGTTTCTCTGTAGCTGCTACTTCAAATGCGGGTGTTAACGCTGCCGGTACAACTTGGTACAATGGTGGAGAGTTAACTTTTGACGGAGTTACAATATTTGTTGCAAATGGTTTACCAGCTAACACAATGGTAGCTACACAAATCTCAAACTTATTTGTAGGATTCGGATTGGCTGACGATGCAAATGTCGTTAAAACGATTGATATGGCTGACATCGACGGAAGCAAAAATGTTAGATTTATTGCTCGTTTCTCAAGAGGTATCCAAGTAGGTATCGGAGCAGACGCAGTTACTTACGGAATAGCATAAATTAAAATATCCGCCTAGTAAAATAGGCGGTTTTTATTAACTTTTAAATAAAAAAAATATGAGTACTTGCTTAATGGCTACCGGTAGAAAGTTACCTTGCAAAGACGTAGTAGGAGGAATCAAGACAGTATACTTTGCTGACTATGGTACACTAGGGACGTTGACTATTACTGCTGGGACTTTAACTGCGGTTGGAGGAACTGGGACAAACTGGTATAAATACGAAGTAAAGGGAGGAAATAATTTAGAGCAAACTATTACGTCAAGTGACGAAAATGGTACTACTTTTTATGCTCAGACAGTTACTGCGGTATTGACAAAAATGGATGTGGCAACACAAGTAGAATTACAAAAAATGATTTCTCAAAGACCTCACGTTTTTGTAGAAGACAACAACGGAAATTATTTTGCAGTAGGTTTAACTAGAGGTTGTAACGTGAACGGTACAGTTTCAACTGGTACTGCATTAGGAGATATGAACGGATATACTTTGACAATTACTGCCGAAGAGCCAATCCTTGCTCCTTTCGTAACTAGCACAGTTGTAACTTCACATACTTCTGCAACACAAATAACACCGTAATAAAGTCAGTCTTAAGAGGTTTAATCGGTGACAAAAGGGAGTGATTAGTTTCACTCCTTTTTTATTTACAAAAAAAAATAAAATTACGTTATATAACTATGACAGTAGTAAACCAAGATAACGCATCTCAAAGATTTATAACAATCCCTAGAAACTACATAGAGGGAGAAAATTTAACTTTAAAAGTCAGAGATGAGCAGAAAAATACAATATTTACTTTTACGCCTACAAATGTATATCCAAATGTTTATGATTTAGTTTACATAGACTGCAATTTAAATTGTTTATACGAGGGCGGATTCTTTGAATTAAGCGTCTTAAATGCATCGAGTGAGGTCTTATATAAGGACAGACTATTTTCGACCAACCAGAGTACTGAAAACTACTCTATAAACAATGGTAATTATATTACTCTGAATACAAACAATAACGATTTTATCGTACTTCAATAATATGAGAAAAAAAATAGAATTAAAACCTAAAAATACCGGCATTGGAATTGTCAATCTAGCGACTTATACAAGTCCTAGAATTATCGAAGTAAGAAATCAAGAGTGGGTATCTTACGGAGACGATAATAATTACTTCGGATATATTCAAGACCGTATAAATGGAAGTCCTACAAATAACGCAATCGTTAACGGAATAAGTCAAATGATTTTCGGTCAAGGTTTAGACGCTACCGATGCTCAAATGAAACCAGAAGACTACGCACAAGCGATGTTATTATTTGACGATGATACAGTCGAGAGACTTTGTTACGATTTAAAAGCTATGGGACAATGTGCTATTCAAGTTGTTTACTCGATAGACAGAACTCGAATAGTAGAATGTAATCATTGGCCGGTTGAAACTTTAAGAAGTGGAAAATGTAACGAGGACGGAGAGATTGAGTTTTATTTTTATGCAGATGATTGGACGAAAGTAACTAGACAGAATCCTCCAAAACCAATACCGGCATTTGGCACAAGTGAAGAGAGCGAAGAGATATTATACATTAAACCTTATAAAACTGGATTCTATTATTACTCTCCGCCAGATTGGCAAGGAGGATTACAATACTGCGAACTTGAGGAGGAAATAAGCAACTACCATTTAAACAATATAATGAATGGACTTGCTCCGTCTATGTTAATCAATTTCAACAATGGAACTCCAACAGAGGATGAGCAAAGAGATATCGAAAGAGCCATAACACAAAAATTCTCTGGTACTTCAAACGCTGGTAGGTTTATTTTATCTTTTAACGATTCAAATGATTACGGTGCTACAATAACTCCGGTGCAGTTAAGCGATGCTCATAATCAATACCAGTTTTTAAGTGACGAAAGTATGCGTAAAATAATGGTATCTCACAGAGTTATAAGTCCGTTACTTTTGGGTATTAAAGATAATACCGGATTCGGTAACAATGCAGACGAATTGCAGACCGCAACTATCTTAATGCAAAATACAGTTATTAAACCATTCCAAAACTTAATCATAAAAGAGTTAAATAATATACTTGCTTATAACGGAATCACTTTAGATTTATACTTTAAAACATTACAACCTTTAGACGCAGTAAATGACTTAACAGTAACAGAAAAATCTAACACAATTATAGACGGAATAAACGCTTTAAGTCCTTTGGTAGCAAATAAAGTACTTGAATCTATGACTGCTGATGAGATACGCTCTTTAGTAGGTTTAAAATCAGCTATTCCACAAGCAGCACCAGTACAAACTTTAAGCGATGAACACGAATGTTTTGATATTAACTCTTTTGACGGAGAGGTTGTATCGGATGAGTGGGAGTTAGTAGATAAAAGAGAGTTTGACGATAATAATATAAGTATTGAAGACTGGGCAAAACAACATATTAAACCAAAAAAAGATACAAAACTCGGAGGATTTATTAAAAGCAGTCCAAGTCAACCAAGTTATTTAGACAAAGACATTTATAAAGTACGTTATGAATATGCAGAAAAATACAAGAGTACAAACTCAAGAGAATTTTGCGTAAATATGATGTCACGTACAAATAGCGGAGTAGTATATCGCAAAGAGGATATAGATATGGCTTCCTTTCAAGGAGTAAATAATGAATTCGGACACAAGGGCGAGAATTACTCTCTATTTAGATTCAAGGGCGGAGTTAACTGCGGACATTTTTGGAATGAGAATCTTTACAGATTAAAAACTAAAACAGACGGAACACCCTACGCAGACAAATCTTTAGCATCTAGCGAAGAGGTTGCAAGTATTGAGGGTTACAATCCAACTCCAGCCGGTTTAATCGATTCAAAAATTGCTCCGATAGATATGCCAAACAACGGACATCACCCAAATTATAGAGGATAAGAAATGGCTACAACTTTATTCATAACACAAACAGACCTAAAAGCAAATACAATCCTTAACGGAAACGTAGACGCTGACTTGTTTATGCAGTTTATTAAAATTGCTCAACAAATGCACGTACAAAATTATTTAGGTACTCAACTTTATAACACAATCACAACCAAAATAAATACTTCGACATTAACCGGAGATTATTTAAACTTGGTAAAAGATTATGTTCAACCTATGCTTATTCACTTTGCTATGATTGATTATTTGCCATTTGCAAACTACCAAATAAGAAACGGAGGAGTATTTAAACATCGTAGTGAGAATTCAGAAACACCAAGCCGAGAAGAGTTAGACATATTAGTTCAAAAGCACAGAACTTTTGCAGACTTTTACGCTACTAGATTTATCGATTATATGGGTATAAATGCAGCATCTAAATTCCCAGAGTACTGGACTAACAGAGATAGCGATATGTATCCAGACCAAAAAGCTAATCCTTGTAATTGGGTACTATGAAAGAGCCAAAAAATAAATTTATCGCTTATAAGATAAAAAAAGAAAACTTACAGAAAGTTAAGCAATACTTAAGCAAACAAAATAAGAAATGAGTTATAATTTTACACATATAAAGGGAGATACATTCGAGGCGGTTAACTTTGCTTTGCTAAAAAATAATGTAGTTATCAATTTAACCGGTGCAACAATTAGAATGCAGTTAAGAAGTGAATGCGGAGGTCTTATTGCATTATCTTTGACATCGGTTGCAAGTGCTGGAATAACAATTACAAACGCTGCTGGTGGCTTATTTAAGATTAACAAGCAAATTATAAATATTGCATCCGGTAACTACTTATATGATTTAGAAATCTTATTTTCAGACGGAACAGTAAAGACTTGGTTAAGTGGAGAATTTTTAATTGAATGCGATATAACTAGATAAAATGGCAGATATAATAGACATAAATATTACTCCAGTAGTTGAAACGGTTGATTTAACTATTCAACCTAATTTGACTACTATAAATGTTAACACAGTTACCGGAGGTGGAGGAGGTGCAGTAAGTTCAGTAAATACTAAAACTGGAGACGTAGTTTTAAACCAAGACGACATCCTAGACGGAACTACTTACAAGCAATATTCACTAACAGAAAAAAATAAACTTGCTGGAATAGCTGCTGGAGCAGAGGTAAACGTCAACGCAGATTGGAACGCAGTTAGTGGAGATGCTCAAATATTAAATAAACCAACTATCCCAAGCGTTACAAATTTAGTACCTTATACTGGTGCAACACAAAACGTAGATTTAGGAGAGTTTGAATTAAAAGGAGGTCAGTTAACTTTAGATACAACTCCAACCGGAACTGCTGCGGTAGCAACAACTCGCTGGAATGATGCTCTAGGAAGTTCAGAAACTACTTTAAAAGGTGGCTCTGTTATATTAAAAAATGGAGTTGATTTAGTGGCTCGAATAGTAAATAAAGTAACTCCGAATACAACACTTACAAAAGCAGCATACCAAGTAGTCAAAGTAAGTGGAGCGCAAGGTCAAAGATTGGCAGTTGATTTAGCACAAGGAAACACAGATTTAAATAGTGCGGACACTTTAGGAGTAGTAACAGAAACTATTGCAACAAATCAAGAGGGATTTATTATTACAGTAGGTCAATTAGAAGGTATAAATACTACTGGAAGTTTACAAGGTGAAACTTGGGCAGATGGTAACGTACTTTATTTAAGTCCAACTATTGCTGGTAGAATTACAAACATAAAACCAACTGGAGCAACCGGTCATATTGTTGTTATAGGTTACGTTGAATACGCTCACGCAAACAATGGTAAGATATATGTAAAAATAATGAACGGTTGGGAGTTAGACGAATTACATAATGTATTTATAAATACTCCTTTAAACAATCAAGGTTTAGTTTATGAAACATCAACAGACCTTTGGAAAAATAAAACAATAGATAAGACTTTTGTAGGACTTGGAAACGTTGATAATACAAGCGATGTAAATAAACCAGTTTCAACCGCTCAACAAACTGCTATTGATGCAAAAGTAGGAGATATTATTACAGACGGAGTAACAACTATTGCACCAAGTCAAAACGCAGTTTTTGATGCTTTAGCTTTAAAACAATCTATTTTATCATATACTCCTTATAAAAATATACAAACTTCGCAAACAGTTCTAACTGGTACAACTGCTGAAACAGTTATATTTACAGCATTAATTCCAGCTGGTACTTTTAATAGTACAGATATTATAAAAGTCTTATTTGGTGCAAATAAAACAACTGGTATAGGAACTTATGTTTTACGTTTAAGAATAAACACAACAAACACTATTTCTGGTGCGCCAACTATTGCTTATTATAGTGGAAGTACTACTGCTCAAGTGAATATACTTATGAGAAACTTTAATTTAAATGGTGGCAATTTATATGGTTTTCCATTTCTAACAACTTCTATGAGTGATATTGTTGCACAAGGTGCTTCTTTAAGTTCAACAACATTAAATCCGGCAAATCAATTTTATATTTTTGCAACTATTAATTTAAATAATAGTGGAGATAGTATAATCGGAAATATGTTATCAATCACAAATTAATTATGAAAACAATTATAGAAATAGCAACAAATCAAGTTGTTGGAGTTACTTACTCAAATGAATGTTTAGAAACTGAAGTTTTGATTAATGAACTTTTAGAAGTTGAAATGGTTAAACCTTATTTTAATTTTGATACAAGAGAGTTTTACGAGGGAGCAACACCGGAGGAAATTGAACAAGCATTCAAAGACAAAACTCCAGCAGAGGTACAACTTTGGAGATTAAGAACTATTTTAAATTTAATGAATTTAATAGCTACTATTGAGAGTGCATTGGACCAATTACCCGAGCCAAATAAAATAGCTGCAAAAAATGTTTGGAATTATGGCACAACAGTAGAGCGATATTCTCAAACTGTTTTATTTATTCAGTCAGTTACACAAATGACTGACGACCAAGTAGACGAAATATTCCAACAAGCAGAAGCTATACAAATATGAAAATCTTAAAAGACACTTTAACGTCTAATGGCAAATGGAGTCAAAAAAGATTAATGACATTTAGTTCTTTTTTTATTGCCAGTACTTATGCTTTTATGCCTTTAGTAGATAATAAATTTGATGTTAAAGAATTTGTTTTTTTAGGATTTTTGGGTGCTGGAGGATTTAGTTTATTTCGCACACAGAAACAGAATGAGAATATAATAAATAATAGAAATGAATAACGCACACGACTTAAAAGTTTTAATGGTAAATGGTTTTTTAATTAGTTTCTCTTTCTCAAATGTAGAATTGGGATTAAAGATTTTATCTTTATTACTGGCGGTAGGATATACTGCTAGACGTTGGTGGTTAATGGAAAAAAATAAAAAAAATGATAACTCAAACTCAACTGATAGCTAAATACGGAACTCCAAATAAGGATGGGATAGGATATATTATTCCAATAGATTTACCTTATCCGATGTATTATGACGGAAAAAAAGTCACTAAAATAAGATGTCACAAATTAGTAGCAGACAAACTACTTGCTATTTTTAACGATATATTAGATTTTTACGGACCAGAAGAAATAAGCAGATTAAAGATTGACGATTACGGAGGATGTTTTAATTATCGTTTAATGAGAGGAGGTACAAAATTAAGCGTACATAGTTGGGGATGTGCTATTGATTTGAATCCAAGTAGAAACCTATTAAAAGAAACCTCAAAGACTGCACGATTTGCAAGACCAGAATATAAACCATTGATTGATATTTTTTACAAGCACGGTTTTGAATCATTAGGAAGAGAAAAAAATTACGATTGGATGCACTTTCAAGTAAAAGAATAAAAATTAAAAATATGACACAAATAAGCAAACATTTAACTCTAGAAGACTTATGTAATTCAGAGGCAGCAATCAAATTAGGTATTATTAATTTACCTACTCCGGCACAAACTGAAAATTTAAAAACTTTAGCTCTTAAAGTATATGAGCCAGTAAGAGAACATTTCGGAGTGCCAATAAATATCTCCTCTGGTTATAGAATTATTAATCTTAACCAAGCATTAAACGGAAATATCACAAGCCAACATTGTCGAGGAGAAGCAATCGACATCGATATGAAAGGCGATAAGGTAACTAACGCTCAAATATTCCACTGGATTAAAGATAACTTGAAGTACGACCAGTTAATTTGGGAGTTTGGAGATAGTAAAAATCCTAATTGGATTCATATATCTTATTGCAAAGAAAACAGACAACAAACTTTGAGAACATCAAAAGTAGACGGTAAAACTCAAATACAGAAGTTTTAAGCAATTAAAATACTTTTTTGGTATACTCATATAGTTTTTAAATTATCGTCCTTTAAAACGCATTAAATTGATTAATTATGATAATAGCAGTTTTTATAATATTAAGTTTTTTTGTAGTGATTAATTTTGCGAATTGCGATTTAATAATTGCACCGATTAAGGGTTTGATGTTTGGAGCATTATATAACGATGAAAAATTCGATGAGGAAACAGAGCATACTATCCAAGTATTGCTCTTTTTTTTATCAATTAATTTTATTTGGAGTACATTCGAGGAATAAATTTAGTAAGAATTTTATCACTCTGTAAAGTATTGTAAAATAAGGGATTTTTCGTTATTTTAAAGAAAAACAAAAAGTAATGTATATATATCTTTATTAAAAATTTGTTGATAAAATAGCCCTTAAAATCGATTTTAGCGTTTTTTCTGTATAGATTTACATAAAATAACTAAAAATAAAATTATGTCAAAATACCAGTATTTGAATAGTCATATTTTAGAATTAATAAACTCGAATTGTAATAATACAGACATCGCAAGGGAGTTAATTCCAAATGGAGATTATGCAGAAATCGAAAATTTAAGGAAGTATATATCTAAAGTTAAGACTAAAGATTTAGAATATTTAGAGCCATATACTCAAGGCAATAAAAATAATATTTTAATAATTGGAGACTTACACGCTCCATTTAATTTGCCTAGTTATTTAGAATTTTGTTTAGAGCAACAAAAAAAGTTTAAATGCGGTACAGTAGTTTTTATCGGAGACGTTATAGACAACCACTATTCAAGTTATCACGAATCAGACCCAGACGGAATGTCTGCCGGAGATGAATTAGATATCGCAATTTGCGAATTGCAAAAGTATTACAGAGTATTTCCAGAGGCAACTGTAATAATAGGCAATCACGACAGATTAGTTTATCGTAAGGCATTTACTGGAGGAGTTTCTAAACGTTGGATTAAAGAGTACAAAGACGTTTTAAAAGTACCTAACTGGAATTTTGTAGAGAGTCTGGACCTATTTGACGTAAATATCAATCACGGAGAAGGAGGCACTGCTAGAATGAAAATGAAAAAAGAATTACAGAGTCAAATACAAGGACATTTACATTCGGATTTATATGTAGATTTTATAGTTGGTAAGAACTTTAGAATCTTTGGGATGCAAGTGGGGTCGGGAATAGACAATAAAAGCTACGCAATGGCATACGGTAAAAATTTCAAAAAACCAGCCATAGGTTGTGGTGTTTTACTTAACAAAGGTACATTACCTATAGTAATTCCAATGCCATTATAATGATAAAACAACCTTACATATACGCATTAACTTATAAAGGAATAATTTCTTATATAGGTTTACATTGTGGAAGTGATAAATATTATTTTTCTGGAGGTGTTATACCAAAAAGAATGGGTAAAGATAAATTTATAAAAGGAATTATTGAATATTGTAAAGAGGAAGATTTAGAAAGTTTAGAAATGTTTTATATAAAAAAATATAATCCTAAATTTAATTTAACTACTGGAGGCGAAAGAAGTTCAATAGGTACAAAACACACAAAAGAAACTATTGAAAAAAGAAAAGAATCATTTTTATCTAATAGTAAGCATATAGAAATTATTAGAGAAAGAATGAAAATTCAAAATAAAATAAATAATCCTTGTGTTAAAACAAAAATAAAATGTCTTAATGATAATCTTATTTTTTCAAGTATAAGAGAAGCCGGTAGACATTATAATATTGATAATAGCTCCGTAGCAAAACATTTAAAAGGTAAATATGATTCAGTTAAAGGATTAAGATTTATACCAATGCAGTTATAAACATTTTTAGTAAATATCTTTATTATCGTTATTTGAAATATCTTTATATATTTGCCAAATCAATTAGGATGCAACCTATTGATTTAGGTTGTTGAATAATTCAAAAAATACACCCTATTAAGACTTGCATCCTCTTGATAGGGTTTTTTGTTATTTAAACAAATCGACATAAGGAATTAAGGGGAAGATTACAACAATTTGACTTATGTTTAAAGCACTAAAATGGGCTTCTACTGGTGCAACTGTGAACGAAACTGCGACGGTCTAACGAAGTAGGATTAAAACAGAGAGAATAGGAATGATTGAAAAATTATCATTTCTGGATTAACACGAAAGTAGTTATTCCTTAAGGCTTCCTCTGTTTACTCACCAGCTATAATCTTCAAAGTAGAATTAATAATATAACTAAATATATAATATATGAGTGATATAGCAAAATGTAACGATAGTCTTTGTCCGAGTAGTAAATTCTGTTATAGATATACTGCACCAGCATCACAAGTATGGCAATCTTACGGAGTATTTAATAGAGAACAAGACGCAGACAACTGCGATATGTTCTGGAGTAATGGTAAATGTAGATACTGCGGTTTAGAAAATGATAATCACAAAATAAGTTGTCCGATAATGAAAATTCAAGTTAACTTATGAAATATATTTTATTATTAGTAGCTTATGAGTTTATAAGAGAAAAATTAATTTGGCTTTGGTATTACTTAATTAAAAAAAATACAGAATGAAAACAGAAAACGACAACGGAAATAACATACTATTAATAGCTATAATACTGGCTTTGTTAGCTGCAATATTTTTAACCTCTTGCGGTAGCAGAAAGGTCCAGAAGTCTGAAACCAAAGAAACCGAACAAACCGAAATTAAAACAGAGGCAAAAACAGAAACTAAACTAACAGACAATACTAAAATAGTAGATACCTCAACAACTGATGAAATAGAGATTTGTCCAGTAACTGACACAATACCTATGGTAGTAAATGGAGTAACGTACAAAAACGCTAAAATAAGACGTAAAAAAAGTAAAAACAATATAAGTATAGTAAAAGACGTAAAAGTCCAACACAAAGCACAAAAAAGCGGTTTAGTGACTGTTAAAGCAAACAAAGTAGTCGAGATAAAACAAATAGAAAAAAAACAATCTTACTGGTGGCTACTTTGGTTTCTGTTATTAATACCGGTATATTATCTTTGGAGAAAGTATAAATTAATAGATTTATTATTTTTGTTTAAATGAAAGATAACAAAGAATTTATAGAAATATTAGACGGAATATTGCTTAAGCAAGGTGCTAGGTATAGTTTAGATAATTATTCTTTTTGTTGCTCTAAAATTTGGGATAATGGAATTGAAATATATAAAGGCATTCCGGTTTATTATTTTAATGAAGAGTTAATGAAAGATATTATACAATTAATTCCAAGTCCGATGTTAAAAGATTATGAAAGATAAAAAGTGCAAAGTTTGTCATACTAAATTCACTCCGGTCCAGTTCGCTCAAGCAGTCTGCGGATATAAATGTGCGATTGAACATTCAAAGAATCTTAAACAACAAAAAGAGCAAAGAGAATGGAAAGAGCAAAAATCGATTTTAAGAGACAAACTTAAAACTTTGGGACAATACGAGGCAGAAGCAAAAAAGTCCTTTCAAAAGTACATAAGATTGCGAGATGAGAGACAACCTTGTATAAGTTGCGGAGTTGAAAACACAGAACTTTGGGACGGAGGACATTTTAAAAAAGCAGAGATATACTCTGGAGTTATATTTGACGAAAGTAACTGCCATAAACAATGCAGAAAATGTAACAGATTTTTAGGAGGCAACGAATTAAATTACAGAGCCGGACTTATTCAAAGATACGGAATAGAATATACAGACCAGATAGAAGAGAAAGCAAACAGCACACGCAACTACAAGTTTACAAAAGAGGAACTAATCGCAAAGAAATTAAAATACGATATTTTAATAAAAGAGTTTGCCAAGTCAAAATAAAAGATTACATTTGGCTAATATTGTTTCATAAT